GCACATAATGAATCATTAGGAGAGCTAACTATATTATGATCATTTATACCCTTACTTCCAGAACATACAATATTATCAATAGTTTTTTGACTAGATGTATCAAAACTATTAAAAAATATATCTGAATTTGATAATCTAATATAAGAACTTTGTATATTTTTATTGGTTCTTATTGGTAATAGTGGATCAGCCATTTTGTTTCCTTAAAAATCTAATTTAACTTGTATATTGGCATTTATATTTTCGTTTTTCTTAACTGGTCTAGAAAGTTTTGCGATTGCCAATAAATCATTATTACTATTATATAACCCTATATGAGTTATAAAAGTAGTTGGTTTTTCAAAAATACTTTGTTTTGTATCTGGACTTACTGATGTTATATTTTCAGAATAATTAAATTCATCACCTTCGGCAATTGCATTTAATAATAATCTTGGTTTATTTTCAATATATCCATATTTTATTCTTTCTATATTAAACGCTGTCTCATCATCAGCTGATACAGCAAAACCAAATATATTTCCACTTGTCGGCCATGTAAAATCAACAGTTGTGTTTTTATCCGCATTATCTATTACAATCTGACCAGTATTATAAAATACAGTTCCAGTTCTTTTTACTGAATTTTCTATGGTTTTTCTAACTAATCTACCTTGTGATAAAGTATTATCTATAGGACTAACAACATCTGGTTGATCATAATATAAAAAAGTTCTTAATATACCGGTAGCAGATTCATCAGTAAAAATATTTCCACTAACTCCTAATAATATATCTTTATGATCATATAATTTCATTGATGAATTACCAACACAATATCCAGTTAGAGAAGACAAATTACCAAATGGATCATCACCCATAACCGTTTCATCCCCACTTAAACCACCAGCAATATCCACAGCTGTGGTTGAAGATAGATTATTAAATCTCCACCATGCAACTATATTGGCAGCAGAAACACTTGTTAGTGAGCTATTATAAAAATTATTGTAAGAAAGACCTAATGACGCTGTTGCCGCAGCTTGATCTGCAGATGGATTAATAACTCTTAAATTTACATTATGTTTTATTGATGTAGTACCATCTTTTAATCTTTGATTCCATACTCTTAATTCTTGTATTTGTCCATCATATAGTCCATCTAAAAACATATCATCATTAGAAGCAATAGGTCCGATATCTCCTGTACTATCTCCATCTGTTCTATTATAATTTGAAACACCAATATATATATTATTATTTATTGGAGCGTCCGCTGGATCTGTAGATCTTAACCTATGTTTTCTTATAGGTATTCTTTGTTCTAACATGTTGGCTTGTAAAATAGGACCATTAGATTCGTCAGAACCTTTTAATCTTGGAGAAACCTGTTCTCTATTATTTAATTTATATCCATCTATATAACCCGTAACAACTCCCGATCCTAGCTCAGCATTATCTCCCGTACCTTCACCTAATTCATCCACAGACCAACTTACAACTATGTGATGAAAAGATCCATCAAAAATATTTACGCCAACGTCATCGGGAACAAATAAACCAGATGCTTGAATATTTGATTCTGAGAACGTATCTGATATTGTTGATTCAATTCTATTAGCGAAAACATCCGTGTTATCGGGATAAGTAGCGGTATTCCTAATATAAAATCTAAAAGCGTTTTTAGTGTTATCTGGCGATTTTGTTAATTCTAGTTTTATAAACTTATCTCTTGTTTTATTATCTGTGGCGTTAGCCAATCTTCTAAAGAATAAAACAGATCTATTGTTATAAGGTCTAATAATAGCTTCAATCGTTATTCCATCAACAATATTATCAATACTTTCCGCGGCAGTATATGGGTCCATATTCATAGGTACAGCAAAAAAACTTTTATTATTAATACTTTCATTACCATAGTATGGGTTTTTTATATCCATAGCTGTTGTAAATCCAGTAACATTTGAAGTTGAAAAATCAGTTAATGCACTAGGTCCAGAAGTATAACCGGTTAAAGTTGGTATACCTCTATTGAATTCCATAGCAAAACTTGTTTTCTTTAATCCATCTATATACAAATCATTACTAATATTTAATAATCTTAAAACAGAAACGTCAACCCCAGTAGAGGAACTTTTAAGACCAGTTGCTGATGGATCATAATTTTTATCTTCTCTATAAAGATACCCTTGTATATAATCAAATATACTTTGTTGTTTAATTACATTGTTTGTTTGATTATTATAGATTTGATCAGCTGAACTACTATAAACACCAGTAATCATATCAGCACTTAATGATTGACCTAGTAATGGTATAGCTGTGAAATCAAACTTATATCTTATTTCTTTTTTATAATTTAATTCAAAATTAAGCTCTTCTTCTTGATTATCATATAAAGTTTCTATTTTTCCTAAAGTTCTTATACCTGTTAGAAAATGCACACCATTGGCACATATACTATCCTCAGATAAACTTATAATATTTTCATCGGATATACTATACTTCTTTATATTATCTATATCAAAAAGCTTGAACATTTTTTAATATTGTAATCTTACATTAAATGTTTTTTCTATATCAAAGTTTTTCTTTACTGGTGGAGATACTTTAGCAACTGCTAATAATTCATTGTTGTCATTATATAAACCAACAGTTGTTATAAATGATGTAGGATTACTTGTCAAAGATCCAGTAATTGTACCTAAAGTAATATCTGATAATGAAGTTACATTATTAGTATAATTAAATTCTTGATTTAATGCTCTACAAAAGAAAGAAGTTCTTTGAATTTTATTTTTTGATTTAAAACTTAAATTATTTATAGCTATTGTAGCAGCTGTGGCTCCCGGACCAAAAGCGAAACCAGAAACAGCATCTGTTACAAAGTTAGTATCAGAATCCCCTCCATGAAAAACTAAAGTTCCGGTGTCATAAAAAATACTACCTACAACATTATTGGTATCATTTTTTTCAACTAAACTACCCTTTCTACCAACACTACTACTTATTTCTTGTTCTGGAACATCAATAAATACAAAATCAGTAATAGCGCCAAATGACATAGTTGCAGTAACACTCCCACTTAACACACCATCATCAACAGTAGTTCTACCTATTTGTATTACTCTAACTGTTCCTGTTGTTGTGGTTGAATCGTGTGATAAAGGTATAGCCGCATCAGCCGAAGAAGAAAAAAAGTAATTAGAAATATGTCTAAAAGTTCCACTTAAAGGAGTAGTAGTGGTTGTGCCTTGAGCATTAACTAAAAACGATGTAGAATTATTTTGTGTAACATAAGATAAAATATTTCTAGATCTGGCTAACTCTAACGAATCTATATTAAAATTAGTGGTATATAATACCTCATTATTTATGATACTATCGGTTGTTAAATTTTTAAAAGACATTTTTATACCTCAGGCAATACAGTTAATGAAAAAGTGCCTCTAGACCCACTATTATTACCAACTATATCAACAATGGTGTTACCAGAATTACCACCTCCATTAGATCCAGTTCTTAATGTAAAAACACCAACATTTTCAGCGTTAATACTAACACTTTCTGTTGTTAACACAGCTATATTTTCATCTCTAACCGTTGCTGTATAACCTTGAGGGTCAGAACCATTTTCTGTTAAAACAGAAAAAGTTAAACTAGATCCAAAAGAAACAGTAGAGGAAGATGGTTGAACAGTTAATGTAGAAACCCTTAATGTTCCTTTGGGCATTGTTATTAATCTATTTAATAAAGCCACATCTTCGTTTGAAATTGGTTCCAAAACGGGTAAATTTAATATATCTTCTTCTGGATTATTAGTGTTAGAAATATCGAATAATTGATAATTAATCTCATCATCACCAAAAGCGAACTTTGTTATTTGAAAAGAACCATCATTTCTAGCTAATAGTTCTCTACCTTTTTTCGTTAATATGGCGTCTATAACCGCCGTTGAAGAATCAAGAAATGCCACTATACCGCTCCTTTTTAAAAGTTATATACCTTTTTAATAAAAATATTGTATATAATAAATATCGTTATTTGTTTGTTTTTCTACTATTTCTTTTTTTCTTTGTTTCTTTTAATTGATCATTATTATCAATATTATCTTCACTATCATCAACTTCTTCTATTTTCTCTTCTACTTTTTCTTCAATAGAAGGTGTTTTCTTATATTTTGGTATATGTATTCTCTCTATTAAATTATTATCTTTGTTCTTGTATAATAAAAACAAACCACCTTCATTTTTTATTTTTTTACTTACCAACTCAATGTCTATATTTTCTATATTATGACAATAAATATAAGAATATTCATGTAAAATTTCATAAAATGATTGTATGTTGTTTGTAGTGTTTATTCTTTTAATATTATTTATTTTATTAATTTTTATATGTTCTTTTAATCCAGGACTGTATAATTCATTAGTGTTGTATAAAGAATCAACTTGATCAAAAAAAACAGACAATGAAATGCTAAGCGATCCAGCATAAGGGAAAACTTCTAATATTTTATCTCTCTTTTTATTTTTAAAAAAATTAAAAATAAATTGTACATCATCAATATTAATATGATTATAACTATTTGAATATATCATTTATAAACTCCTATGATTGCAATTTCTCAATACCTGTTTGTGTTATTTGTCTAATAAAATCAGTATCCTTTGTTGAATCTGAATTTATAGCAACTCTGAAAATATAAGATTTATTATTGAATAAATTATTTACTTTTATAGGCACAATACCTAAACTACCAGAAACTGTATCATCAACTATTGCCTGTGTAACACTTCCACCAACAGCACTTAATGAAGTAACAACATCACTTAATTTTAATAAAAATCTTACATTTTTTGTATCCAACGGTATTGTTAATGATAAATCTTTATCTTTTACTATTCTACCTTTTCCAGCATCAATATCTCCAATCTCTGCAACAAAAAGATTTGTACCATCACCCGATGCAGGAAATTCAAAACTTATAGAAGAATTATCAGTTTTAAAATCTTCACCACCAACTATCATTCTAACTCTTCCACTTATAAACCCTCTTTGACTTGAAGGATTTGCTATTGGAGATATTATATATTGATCTAATGTTATATCTATTTCACTTTGTTGAGGTGAAGCTGGCGTAACATTAATTGGTGATATTCTACCATACCTAGCTTGAGAAAATGTAGGTTTATTTACAGAGCTTTTTGTTTTTAAATTATTCATTTGAGAATTGGTAGAATAATTATTATCAAAATAACTTTGTATATTGTTATCTTTATATTGAAAACCTTGAAATGTAGCAGTAGTTGCAGCACTAGCTGCTAAATCTGTCACATTAGCAGAACCAGAACCAGTTATAGATAGATCACCTATTAAGAAGTGATTATTTATTGTTCTCATTGTTGGCTCAAAAACAACTAATGAAGGAATAGCGTTATATTCAGTTTTACCCTCATCATATGATATAACATTATTTCCAGCCGTAAAAGAATTTTCATCAATATCAATAATATTTTCTACTCTATAACCAAATGTTCTTTTTATTTTACTTCTTTCCAAAATATGAGGTTCAATATAAACACCTTCAGCTAAGACACTTGTCTTAGCTGGAATAAATTGTTTGTAAAATTTAAACATACCCCCAAATATATCATCAAAATTACTCATTGATTTTATAAAATTGTTATAATCAGTGATATTATCCATATTACCAGTAGCACCAACAGTATTAGGGTCAATAGGATCACCTCCACCACTTTTAAATATTTCATTTAATAATGGATCAGAGTCATATGTTTTATTTAAGGCAATACCCCATAAATTAGTTAATTCATGCCATTTTATGACAAAATTAGATTGATATTTATGAGAATTATGATCTAATGGTTCTCCCATTAAATCATATAAATTAACATCTTGTATGTAGTTTTTTATTAATCTATTTAATGAATTTAGAGGATTAAAAGAAAAACTAATATATCCAACATCTTTTTGTGTATCATCTATATTATCTTCTTGTCTTATGCGATCATTGTCAGCACCCATTCCAATAGGATAAATATTAGTTATTCTTTTTGTATTAAAAATATTATAGTGATTTTCTGTTGTTCCAAAATTAATCGGAATAGCTGGTTTAGAATTAAAAACTGAATTAACTATATAATCATAAGGTGATTGTAGTATTAAATTTTCTTTTAATTTGAAATGGGATTTCAAATTTGAAAAAGATACTGGAGATGTTGCTGTTAAAGAGTTATTAATAGAAACAGATTCAAAATTTTTAGTATGTTCAATTAAGTCTGCATCTGTTAAGGCGGCATCCCAAGTTCTTATTTGATGAATATATCCATTAAAATTAGATATGCCTGGAAAATTTGTAGCTCCTCCAACAGTACCTCCCTGAGAGTTATAATCTTCTAACCCAACATTAACATTGTTATAAGTAGCTTTTGCTGAAGCTACTATATCATTACCGCCCGTAGAAGATCCAGATAAGGCCATAAGATAAATATTTAAATTATCTCCACTTCTAGATGCTGCAATATTTACAAAATTACTAGGAACTCTCATAAAGGCCGATAAAGTTTCGTTCAATGAAGTTTGAACTTGAACAGAAGGTGTTGTTATAGAGTTAAATTGTAAAGTATTATCATTATTAATTTTTATATTATAATAAGGGTGCTCAAATATTATATGTTCCTGTTCAGATGTAACTGATACTCTCGCTTGTATAGTAAAATCTTGACCAGAGGGAAAATCAAAATAAAGAGAACTACTATCAACAGCATCAGTTGTTGTTTGAATATACCAACTCCCGTTAGAATAAAGAATAGGAGATGGTAATTCATTTACTTCTCTTACCTTATTAGGTCCATTAAAAAATGAATATTCATTTATTTTTATTAAATTTTCATCTATACCATACAACCTAGCTATTATATCAAGACACTCTTTAGTTCCTTTTGTTTTAAGCAATAACATCATGTTATTAACAATTCTTCTCCAAAGAGTATATGTTATTCTCTGAGAAGTATAACCACTTGCCGAACTATTAACTAAAGATTTAGAAACATCAAAAATCTTACCGCCATCAAATAAATTAATGCCATATTCTTTTGCTATTACTGGTAAAAATTTATCTGGTATTGTATTATATTCTTCATAACTCAAATTTTTTAAATTGGGTATATTATCAATATATAATTTTAAATCATCAATTATTTCAGCCCATACTGATAATAATTTTTCTAAATTGTTTTTTTGATCTCCTTCAAAAAAATATTGAGGAACCATATTATGAAGTTTTTGTGTTCTTTTTATGTTGTATTCTGCTGTAGGAGATATAAATAATAATTTTCTAGAAGAACCAGTTGATGAAAATAAATAATAAGATGAAGTTCCTGAAGTTTGATCTATTATTATTTTATTCTCTACTTCATACTTATTAACTCTTTTTTCTATTTCTGTTAATAATGAAACCTGATCGCCTATAATATTGTTATCAATATCTCTATCAATTAATATTAATGATACTGTTTCTCCTTGGTCATTTACAGCTGAAGCTGTTACACTATATTTTTTTCCATCAAATGTCCCCTTACTTAATTCTTCTAATAACCATTTATCAAAACCTGTTGATTCTTTATAAAATTTATCAACAAGATATATATTTTGTGCACATAAAGATAGTATATCAGTAGCATTTTTACCAATAGGATAGTTATCAATTATATTTGTTAATGAAGCACTAAATTTTCTTTTAGCATCACCAAAAAAAACATGATCACTAAATATACTATAGTCAGTTTTTGGTCTTACGTAACTATCCCTACCAGTTAGCGATAGTTGAACTAAATCACTAGAAGCACTACCTAAGGCAGAAAGTGATTGACTAATACTATCAAATGTATATCCATCAGCCATATTTTAATCCTATAATATGTTAAAGTTCCATTTATCTGGAAAATCTAGTATCAATACTTCATTTCTTATATTTAATTTTAAAACAACCTTATATTCTACATCTGGATATAAATTATTAGTATTTAATTCAAAATAATTTCCTTCGCTATCATATGATAAGTTAACATCTTTTATTTCTATTAAATCCGTTGTTTTTTCTCTTATTTGAACTGTGCCATTTTTAACAATAAAATTGTTCATAGCTGTAGATGAACCTGTTAATGTTTGAAATTTTGTTGATTTATCAATCACAAATATTCTTATTTTTCCAACATATCCTTTTTCATAATCATATTTAAGATTAGGTAATGCTATATGATAATTTGACGTACTTACTGATTGACTTCCTCGTTGTGGTAATGTTGGATTAAATGAGAATATTTCAGATGTCTCAAAACCAGCACTTGTAACAGACCAAGTATCGGTAAAAACCGTAGATGACGTTAGAGCAATGTTAACACCCGTAAGAGCTTCTTCTAAATCATTTTGAGCTGTACCTATGTTTATTTTATAAACACCCTTAGAAACCCTGTTTGCGGTCAAATTATAGGGTTCTATAGCTGTACCGTCTGCACTCAATGTAACGAATCCGGGAAATTTATTTGTCCCATCCAAATCTTCATAAACACCATCTACAATATTATAATAATATAAATCACCACTTCTAGAGAAATGTATTAATTTTCTATCATCCTTTATTTCACCGGGCCATTCTAACTGAAGATATGGTTGTTTTCTTGTATTTGTTTCTCTTCCGTAAAACTTTTTTGTGAAAAAACTAACAGCTGTTACGGAAGTAGGAACACCCGCAGCAATTGCTTCAGCATCTGTTTTAGCTTCTTGTGCATCAAACATTCTTATAAGAAAACCATTATTTGCACTTGTTCCATCTAATATTTCATTAAACCAAGTGGTTACATTTAATTTTAAATCTTCTTCACCACTTGTAAAATGCATAGTAGATGAGTTTGGATCATAAGTACCAGTACCGTGACCATGATAAGCTTCAGCTCCACTCAATGAACTAGATATATCTTCCCACTTTAATGTGTTAGTAGCATATACGGCATTAACAGCCCCTGTGTGAGAATTAGTATCATTATCTAATCCAGTACCTTCTATCCAGTTTGCGGTTAATGGTAATGCTATAAGATCAAAATCTGTAGCTTGAGGATCACCATGTTCCGCATTAAACATATATATATAAGCACTTACTGTATTATCTGTTCTTGGGTCTGGATAAATACCATCAACTTTTATTCCATTTTCTAAAGCTGTCAATGAAAATTTAATCAATGATCTAGCCCAATATTTTTTTTCATCACTTAAATCATATTTATTCCATACTTCTAATATGGGAGATAAACCATGATTTGCACCTGTAGCTGAATCCGTTATCCAAGAATCTTGATCAGCAAATGCTCTTACTATTGACATATCTTTTCTCTAAATTCGTAATTAAGTTTTAAAGTATATCCGTAATCATCCCAACCCTTTATTAATAAATATCCATTATGAACCATTCTATGATGGTTGGGACACAACCAAACTCTGTTTAATCCGTAATCAGAACCACCTTCTGATTTATGTATTATGTGGTGATTGTCTATAGCTTTTGTTTCACCACATATCTCACATCTTTTATTGGGTTTAGAAAACTTATCATTTATTGGTATTCTTTTTCTTCTCATTAAGCTAACCTACATATAATATCACTATTAGGATATTTAACTTCCCACAAAACATCTTCTGGAAAACTTAATACGCCATTAATAGTATTAGAAGTAATATTAAAACTATAATTAGAATAATTTTTATTTGAAAAAACACCATATCTATTCAATATTTTCATATTAGATACAGAATATATTTTATTTGATGATTGTATTTTATAAATTAAATCACTAATAACTATATTATCATTAAAATTAGTTAATGATGTTTTTAATGAATCTTTTACTATATTTAAACCCTCAACTATACACTCACTTTTATCAAAATTAGGATTTGGTACAATTGTGAAATCAATAGCAATATTGACTATTTTTCCATCAACAATATTAATAGTATCAGAAAAAGATTTAAATCTTTTTATATAACTTTCTATGTTATTTTTTATTATACCATTTAATGTTGATATTTTACCTTCTGAATTTAAACCTAAAACTACTAACTCAACACCTAAATTATTATTTGTATTTTTTCTAGCATATACTCTAAAGGGTCTACCGTATTCAGATGGCATTGACATACAACGAACTTGATAATCCTGAAGTGTTATAACTCTTCCCTGTGAATTAAAGAAGGCTATAGCGTTATTTTTTATAGAATCAATACTTTCTTTTTCTCTACCGCCAGTTGCCGGATTAATATTAATACACTGTAAGGTCTTTAACTGTTGTTCAACTTCATAACCAAAATTTTGTATACTATTTAAATCTTCAAAAACTATATTTCTATTTAATATTCTATTAATAGATCTTGAAGGTACATTTGTATTTAATCCTCCACCAACTCTATATTCAACAGTTAAAGAAGTTTTTGAAGGAGAAATACCTAATGAATTAGTTCTTAAAAAATTAGAAGAATCAATATATGACGGGCTAAATCCAGAAACAGACCCCCTTAAATTAGGCGGTAAAACAAAATCTTCCGGATTAGGTATGATATTATAATCTTCAGTATTAGATACACCAGATCCAAAAGTTATAGAGATACCACCATTTTCATCCACTTTTTTAAAAAATCTTCTTGGTATTTTTTTATATTTGAGAATGTGAGAAACATCACCAGAAGTTGATGTTTTATTCTCTTCACCATAAAAAATAATTTCCTCAGCTAAATTATTAACCTCATACCATTCATTACCATCACTCGAAGTTACAGAAATAATTTCTGTAATTTCCTTGTCGGGTATTTTTAAATTATAAAATGGTATGGGGGTGTCTGGTGCAGTAAAAGAAAATGTTCTAGTTGTACCAGCTATTGCCCTAATTCCACTAATACTATATTCGGTTCTTCCATCGCCTAGTTGTTTTGTAGTTCTGTTTTCACTAGAAGAAAAATTTATTTCATCTATTGTCTCAAAAACAATGTTTTTACCAGAAGATGTACCTACTTGCATACCTTTACTTAACTTAAATAATGTTGAGGCGCTTACTGTATCAAAAAAAGTTGCACTAACAGATATATCAACTAAAGATGGTGAAACTGATTTTGGTTTATATCCCATATTTTGACAAAGATTCATTAAGTTTTTTTCTTCTACTGCTCTATCCAAAAAACACTCATTAACTTGCCTATCTAATAAGTATGTGAGAGAATCACCTAAATAAGCTATTAAATCAAGAAGTGCCATTCCTGGACTAGCTTCACTAAAATCTTGCCATTCATCGGGATAATATCTTTTAATATATTCTATAAAATCATTTCTATATGCGTCAAAATCTTTAGAAAGATAGTTTATCTGTCTTGTTACTTTATCTAGATTAACTTTTTCTGTCATTTATTTTCTCTATTTATGTATTATTAATTTCTATTTGAATAGCTTGGTTTTGCTCTTCTATTGCAACACCATCGCCTTCTACAATGTTATTTAACCTATATATTATTTTTACTAAAATCGTATCATAAGTAGTTACTAATTCTGGATTTTTTTCTTTAGTGTATAATTTTACACCTAAAACATTTATTAATTGATTTCCTTTATTATCTACTATATATTTGTCAATCAATTTTCTTATCTCACTAGAAAGTTTTCCTTGTAAAACATTTTCACTGATTGGCTCAAATAAAACATTATTTATTGTAGTTTCAGAAAGACCTACGGAACTCATAGGTCTTTCATATTTTTTTGTTAGCAACAAAGACATTATATTTTCATTTATATAACTTAATGTGTCTTTGTTTCCGTCAAAAAATGAATCGTATTTATTATTAAGTGGTATTTTTAAATTTATACTTCCAGCCATTTTTTTTCTCTAATTCAAAAAATTTACTTTACTTAAAATATCGTGAATGGTTAGTGATAATTCAAATAATTTTTTATTATTTATGTTAAACTTTTCACTAATATTATCTAACTCATCATTAATAAAATTCGTCTCAGTAGAAGAAATAGGTGATGTAGATTCTCTTGGATTTTCTTTTCCACCAATAGTTATATCATCGTATTTTATTGTTTTCTTTATTTTTCTTTTTTGTATTCGGCCAGGAATTATTAATGGAGGGTTAGGTACTGTTATAACTTTATTACCAACTTTAAAATCTTTTTTACCCATATATCTAATAGTCGGGGGTTTTCTTGTCTTATCCTCTATTACTATTTCTTTATCCGGTATTTGTATATTAATCTCTGGTAATGCATGAGTGTGTTCCAAAAAATGATTTAAAAATAACTCCATATTATTATTAATTC